TGGTATCGAGTATCTTGCCCTTGACCTGAATGCCCTCGCTCAGAAGCCATCCCAGATCATACTGGGCGTTGTGGAACACCACCGCCATGCCGTGGTTAAGCTGGTCTTGGAGCCACCTGAGTACGAGGTCCTTAGCCATGTTACCCCCACCTTCGTGGGCGATAGGCAAATAGGCACTCCACTCAGAAGCGGCAACGGAGATACCTATAAGGTTTCCGTCGTTTCTAACCCACCCTGGCCCCAAGTCTCGTAGGTGCGGGTCTCGTGTTTCAGTGTCTATGGCTATGATCTTTTCGCCAGATAAATCCGGCAGGTGTTCCGGGGGAAACCACACCTGCTCGTCAAACAAGTCCTCACGCATTTTTATTTTCCGATATAGCTGCCCACAGGGCCACATATGCAGAAGCATCAATACCATTATCAGGCTTTGTTTGTCCCACCTCGTTACGAGCTACCTTTAACAAAGCCATACATAGAGCTACATCCTCGGGTTTTATCTCGGTCTTTAAATACACGCTCCAAAGATCAGCAACCCTCTGGTGCATGACGGTATAATCTCCGTACTGCTCCGCCCGGTCGCCCCCTACAAGTCCCGCTGCCGTCTCAAGTATCTCAACAGGATTCATAGCGGGTAACTGCGATTGGTCTGGGGTAACATTATGTGCAGTGCTTTCTTGGTTCTGGTGACAGCGACGTAGTAAACCCTATGCTCCGTAGCAGGGTCCACCTGATATTCCTTGTGCGCGGCGTAAGACAGATCCGGCACCACCAGAACATTGTCCGCCTCACCACCCTTCATTGAATGTATCGTGCTAACCTTGATCCGTGGATTGCGGACGTTGTCCTTCCGCTTCAGCGCGTTAAGAACATAGTTCTTGGTGTCTAGGTCAATCTTCCCCAAGGCTCGATGCCACCGGACAGATCCATCTACGAGAAGACCCATCTTGTCTTGAGCTTCCGACATGCTGATCTGCGCTTCCGCATTCAGCCCGGACAATGCCCCAGAACGCGGTCCAAAGCCCCGTGAGTAGCCCTGACCCATACTCATAAAGGAGTAGACGTTCCTGACCTTCGCGGGCGTCAGCGTCTCTCCCTTGGACCACTGTTCCCAATCGTGAAGTGCTTCGTATGTCTTCCCCGGAATGCTGGGGTGGCCGTTGCGGCTATAGACCCAACCTTCCTCTCGTAAAGCTTGAGCGTACTGCGCGGCAATCCGGTTTGTTCGAGCCATAAGGCACCATTCGCCCTCATGAAGCGGCACGTCCCAAATATCCTGGTGAAACTGAACACTGCCGTCCTCGTCCTTGGGTCGCCAAGACTTCGGAGCGCGGCCCTCTATCTGGCACACAATGTTCTGCGCCTCCTGCCAGACTACGCGAGGTACTCGATACGACTGCTCGAGAACGGTCTTCTTCTCCGTAGCATTAAGAAACGCCCCGACATCTGCGCCTTGGAATCCCATAATGGCTTGGTCATCGTCGCCCGTGAACACCTGTATGCGGGGGTTCTTCCGAAGTACATCGACCATGGACCATTGAAGGGTAGACAGATCCTGAGCCTCATCCACGAACAGGGCTTCTGTGTTTGGCCCCTCTCCCGATTTAATGAAATTCTCAATCATGTCCGTGAAGTCGATCTTCTTTCGAGCGTTCTTGTAATCGTCATACGCCGCCACCAGACGCTTGAGCTCAGACCAATCAACTTGGTAGTCGGCCAACTGACGATGCATCTCTTCCAAAGTCAGTCCCTTGCTTCGAGCCAAGTGGTACTGGCTCATGTAGAAGTCGCCCTTAGCCACCCCTACGGTGTCAAAGTCAGTCTCAACGTCAGACCGACCCTTGTTTCCAAAAGGTATTCCAACAGCGTTACCTATCTCGTTCATCTCCTTGGGACCCATAACTTCATCTGAGCTATACCCTCCGGATCGAAAGGCCATGGAGTGAAGCGTCTGGAAGTAAGGCATGTCCCGCTCGTCAATCCCCCAATCACGGCACACGCGCTCACGGCTTTCCTTTGCAGCCTTCCGAGTAAATGAAACACAGGCAATACGATCAGGCGGTATGCCCTGCTCAATGCAGTCTCTTATCTTGTTCGAGTTGGTTTGGGTCTTGCCCGTGCCGGGCGGTCCAAGGATGGTTTCATGCTGGTCGGTCAAAACGGTGGGTCCTCTGGCTCAAAAGTTACCTCAGGAAGATCAACCTCTCCTCGATGCATCTCAGGCACACACCAGACACGAACCGACTTCCATTGATCGTTGTTATCTCTAAAGCGATAGGTCTTGTCGGACTCCGCTCCATTGTTCATTTCTTTTAAACGTTCGGTGATTTGACCACGGGTATACAACGTAAAGTTATTGCGCTTGAGGAAATCCTGTAGAGAACTAAGCTTGAAGTGCGTTAGGCCGTCCTCTGTCCACGGCTTGCCTGTCAGAAGTTCTTCCGGGCTGTGTGCTTGAATGCGGGACGTGCAGAAGTTTTCTAGAAGCTCGATAAACAAGCCCTTCTGGGTCAACTCTTCCGGGACAGGTATTCTGGTTGCGTCACTCAGAAGATTGTCCACCAAGTCTCGCCAATCCCCTTCCTTCATGCGAGCCGGCATCTTGTACATCTGCTCCATGCACGCACGCTGAAATTCAACCTGCATCTGTAGCTGCTTGGTAGATAACTCAAGACGGGCGCCGTCCACATCCACAAACCAAACCGGAGGCTCTGACTCTACAACCGTCAAGCCACCTACAGGAACGTGGGAGTTGGCATCGCCCACCCCGAACTTACGCGACCGACACAGAGACTTGTTGCAGTGACCATGAATTGGTTCCTGCTTGCAGGTATAGAAATACTCTTTCTTTTCCAACTGCTCTTGGATCAAAACAACCTCACGCGCAGGTAGCGGCGGGTTGCAATAATCCTGGTTGTGCTTCTCAAGCAACTCTTTCCAATCGTTAGGGGCCGCTTGTTTGTAGTAAACACCCACATTGAGCAGCGTCATGTTGCGGCCACCCTCTGGTATCCCAAACTCTGTCAGCTTTTGTAGGCAAGGGGGTCCGTCAGGCAACACACCGTCATCACCACCCAAGGATATGTTGGACAACTGCTTGGCAGTGACGCGAGACTTCTCCGCTAAATTTAGAAAACTCTCTAAATCCATTGAGTCCCCGCCTTTTTTCAAAGCGTACCGGGTGGTGTATTTTGCGTTCTGGTAGGGAAGGTTAATAAAATTCCCCACATCGCCGCGCTCTGCCAGCAATTCTTCCTGCTTTGGAAATATCTCGCAGTTGCCCCAGCCTAAAACCGAAGCAAACTCTGCCAGCCGGTCGCGCATCTCAGATGCTGCAACCTTCTCTGACATAAATATATATAGGTGGGCGCCGCCAGACTTAGACCGGCACAAGATCAGGGGCAGCTTAAACCGCTTAATCTTTGACAATAGTACGGGGAGATCGAGGTTGTAGTCGTCTATGTCCAAAGCCCCGAACATGCACTTGTTAGTTTCGTCTATGGGGATAGACCCAACGCCAAGCTTCCCGTCCAAGTGTTCTTGAACAAGCTCCACGGTCAACGGCGAACGGACAATCTCGTACTTTGCCTGTTGCTTACCGTTTTTCTGGCGACCTAAAACGTCTGTCTGTCCGTGGGCTCCTTGTGATCCTAAGAAAAGATCAAGAAACCGCTGTGCTGAGTTATCCATGTGTAAAGCGGTGTCCCCTAAACGATACGTGACCGTTTAGGGGACCCCTATCAATCAGAACGGCACTTCTTCGGTAGACTGATCAGTAATTACTCCGGTGTTTTCCACCGGAGGTGCAATCTTCAACTCGCCGCTGCTGATAGACCCGTGAAGCTCTTTGGCTTCTTTGTAGGCCTCAAGAGAAGGAACCTGCCCCTCAAGAGCTATGCTCCACGAACCCCAAGATCCTTTATCGTTACCATCCTCAATAGATTTTAGGCGATAGGTGTTTGCAAACGATGGCAAAGTCGAACCGTTGTGCTTCTGCATCATCATCATGGACAGCCAGAGGCGGCTCTTTTTCAACTGTGTCTTTTTCATGTCCACAATAGCATTCTCAAGACCGCCGTCTTCGTGGATGATCTTGATGTAATGCTGGGCAGTGCGGACCAATTCATTACCGTTGTTGAGCAACTCCATTCCGGAGTCCTTGTCTCTCGAAGCAGTACGAACCTCGTCGGAGTCCGCTGACAGTTCTCCCTCAAAGCCACCGCCCTGACTACGCGGTACAAACTCTAGGAACTTCATCTGGAAGAAAACCGGAAGTACCGACACCCCAGCGTCTGCTTCCCAGACCTTGTTTGTCACGGTATTAAATATGTCGCCCTGCGAGGCCCCCGCAATAAAAGCTGGGTCGTTCTTTTTTAACTGTGGCGATAGTGCCTGTATGATCCGCAGAAAAGGTATCTGTAAATCCGAAGATGTTACCTCCTCAAATCCAACACCTGAATCTGCCTCAAACGCTTCTGCTAGTCCTGCTGGTAATTTAGCCATGGTTCATGTTCCTTTGATTTTTGCTATTGTTCCAATGTGTGCCCTGAAAATCTCTAGATCGATTTCCTGTTTGTTCTCCACACGCTCTCGAATGAGTTTCTTTAACGTCATAGGTTCGACCCAAGTCTTAGAAGCCGTCTCAAAACCTTGGCCCTCTAAATCGGCTTGCATCGCCCTAGCCCGATTGTCCTCCGACACACCAAACGAAACGCTAACCTCATTCTTAATGAAGTCTGACGCACCGATCTCGCGCAAGTGAGCGAAAGCGATGTCACGTTGAAGGGGGTCTTTCGGCATCGTGCCAGTAATAAAGGTCTGAAGGCTGACGGTGTTGCCATCAACTTCAACCTTGTCCATCCCTGTCTCCTGCATTTTTGCTGGGATGAGATCGTGAAGGTAGCGATCTCGCTTACGCTTCAGATCCTTAACGGCTTCTTCGGCCATCTTTAGTTCTTTCTCAACAGAACCGACAGTTCGGATCAATCCAGAAAGTTCTTTACCGTTCTCAGTCGTCAAGCCGTCGAAGGCCTCGGCGTCTGCGGTAATCGTGTTCCACAAGTCTGTGTCGCTCATTAACGTATCTCCTCGTCAGGGTTAAGGTTTTCAATACCGCCGGGACGCAAAGATATCTTCACAGGATAATAGGTCTTCTCCATCCTATCCCACTTCAAAAGCTTTACCCGGCCGTGGTTCAGTTCAGCAGCGATAGCAAATGCAATACCAATTATCGCAGGATCACCCATGGCCAACAGCCAATCGTCGTCACAAAAACCACGAAGCTTGCGCCGTATCTGAGAAACGGTGCGTCCGGGGTTAATATGAACCTGATCGAAGGGTCCCGCTAAGGTCTCAATTTCGCCAAATTTAATGGCGGGGAGAACATTAACACGGGGGTTTTCTTGGGTGATAAATACGCGACTTTGCATTTGACTCTCGCTTTCTGAACTTAACCTTAGTCTATTAAATTCCGCCTTGCAAGTGCAATCATGGGATGTTACTCAAGGGCATGTTTGATTACGTCTATAAAACAAAACCGTACCAGCACCAAGATCAAGTTCTCAAAGTTTCCTGGGATAAGGAAAACTGGGGGTTCTTTATGGAGATGGGGACCGGCAAGTCAAAGGTCTGCATTGATACCGCCTCGATGTTATACGAGCGAGGCGAGATTGACACGTTTATAGTTGTGGCCCCCAAAGGCGTTTACCGAAACTGGGCCAACATTGAGATACCGGCTCACATGCCTGATAGGGTGCTAGAAGGCTCCACCACGTCTGTTTGGCGACCAAGCCCGACCAAGGCGGTCAAAGAAGAGCTACTTAGCCTCACGCGACCCGCAACCGGCTTCCGCATCCTCGTCATGAACGTCGAAGCGTTCAGCACGCAGAAGGGTCAAAGGTTTCTTGAAGCTGTGTTGAAGGCCTCCAACACCCTGCTGGCAATCGATGAATCCACTGCAATAAAATCTCCCAAGGCTTCACGGACCAAGGCTTTGTTGAAGCTGTCCTCGCTGGCCAAGTACAAAAGAATCCTAACGGGCTTTCCGGTGACGCAATCACCAATGGACCTGTGGTCGCAATGCCGGTTTATGGATGAAACCTTGTTGGGAGAATGCGGCAACAACTTCTTTCAGTTCCAATATCGCTACGCCGTCATGAATAAGCGCACGATGGGCGCCCACTCATTTAATCAAATCGTCGGATATCGTAACCTCGAGGAACTTTCTGGTCTTTTGAAGAACTTTTCCTCGCGTGTCATGAAAGATGACTGCCTAGACCTGCCCAGTAAGATTTACATTCAGAGAAACGTTGCTTTGTCAACAGACCAAGAGCGGATCTATAACGATTTAAAGAAGTATGCCCTCGCGCACATCGAAGATGCGGAGTTTATGACCGCAACCAACGTCATGACCCAGCTTCTGCGGATGCAGCAGGTGCTGTCCGGGCACACAAAAGCCGACAGTGGAGAAACTATCGAGATCAAGGACAACCGGCTCGATGAGCTCATTGGATGTCTTGAAGAATCCGAAGGCAAAGCTATCATCTGGTCACGGTTTAGATACGACATCAAACGTATCGCTGCCGCGCTGATCAAGAAATACGGACCAGGGTCCACGGTTACCTACTTCGGTGACACAACGGATGACGAGCGAACAGAGGCCATTGAGCGTTTTCAGAATGGTGACGCTAGGTTCTTTATCGGCAATCCGCAGACGGGCGGTTACGGGATCACGCTTACCGCTGCAACGACAGTTATCTACTTTGCCAACAGCTTTGACCTAGCCGTGCGGATGCAGTCCGAAGACCGGGCGCATCGCATTGGCCAGACCAAACACGTCACATACATAGATCTAATTGCCGAAGGGACCATTGACGAACAGATCGTCAAAGCTCTCCGCGATAAAATGGACATCGCCAGTGTAGTGATGGGAGAAGAACTAAAGGAGTGGTTGAGATGACAGAAAGTCTAACATTCACTTGGCATGACGTAGCTGGAGAAGCGCGTCCTTCGCCTACAACTCGTAAGAAACTGGACGAATGGAAACAGGCCGTAAAGGATCCGGATGGGTATTCAGACTTCGTGTACTATCTGGATTTTTTGGGTGATGTTATTGGTGAGCTACAAAGAAAGTACGATTCGATCCTTGTAGCATCTCGTGATGCCGGTGAAGCTGTGATGGAATGGCGCCCCGCCAGTGTTCCTTTTTACGAGGTGTCCGAACAGGGTGACCTGCGGTTGCTGGTGAATAGATCGAACAGGGTCGCGGGAACGGCCCTCAAGGGGTCCGTAAAACAAAAAGGCGGATACAGGCAATACAAGATTTGGGTTGGGGGGAAGGCTACTACTGTCACTTCCCACCGCGAGGTGTTGATTGCTTTTGTAGGGCCTCCCCCGTCTCCGTCCCACCAGTGCGCTCACTGGGACGGGGACCCTGGTAACAACCATTACAGTAACCTGCGGTGGGCGACTGCGGCAGAAAACACCGCAGACAAAGTTAGACACGGTCGGCACAGAAAGGGTCGAAGGAGTCTTACCGAAGAACAGGTATTAAAGATTAGGGCTTTGCGAGACAGAGGAAAGTCCTACGCGGAAATTCAAGAAATCTTCCCTGTGTCAAAGGGAAACCTGAGTGCCATAATTAACCGGAAGACTTGGGACTACATCTAGAAGGTAGCCCGACAAGTCTTACCATTTAAAGGAGATTACAGATGCCTGATATCAAGAAGTATAAGTCCGTTGCCGTGCCTATCCCGACATGGGAGAAGCTCTGGAAAATGGCTGACAAAAACCACCGTTCGCCAGCACAGCAGATTGCTTTCCTGGTGCAAGCCACGGAGAATAACCCCAGTGACGCCGAAGTCTTGGCCCTTCTTAATGTTGGAGTAAAAGCATGACCGACGAAACACGCGAGAACGCCTTTGATAATTTCTATCGAAACGTGAATGAACTCGTCAGTGAGGCTGACAGCCTACCTTCTCAGGGTAAATCCGTTGTTCTGTTCCGTATAGCACTTGAAGCAGCAGAGAAAGAAGAAGGTTTCTTGTCAGCTGTGCATCTAATGTCTCGTCTTCTAACCTCAACATTAGAAGTGCTGGCAGAAACGGATGATTTGGATTCCAGCTTTGAAGACATTCTGAGTGATTGGGACCAAAGCACGGCAAAGCCCAACTAAATTGGAACGATTGTCTCCACAATGGTCGGTTATATTGTACGACATCAGAAAGGAGTCCGGTCTTACCCGGACTCAACTTTCTAAGGCGTCAGGCATTGCGCCCAGCACTATTGAGAACTATGAAATGGAGAAGATCGGACAACCCTCTATTTATAAGGTTGAGATACTTCTCAGGGCCATGGGCTACGATTTAGATGCCATCAAGCAACCAATCGATCACCCCTGACCACGGCGCTTCTTACACGAACCCTGGTGACAGGATCTTGGACCCAACTTCTTGCGAAGGTTCAAGGGATAAGCGTTGTTGCGGCGTCGGGCTCTCGTCCGCCCTTCATGGTTCATTGTTGTCTTTTTAGCCACTTACTTACCCCCCGCCTTTTCCTCAAGAAGCCAATCGTACTTTTTGCTAGCTTTTCTGCATTTTGGGCAGACCCGAGAAGACCAACCAAAGTGTTTAACGTGGGTGCCTTGAAAGCACTTCGGGCAATAGACTGTTTTGCCTTTCTTACCGGCATGGGTCCATTTCGGAATAGGCTTTAAATTTGACCCTTTGCCGCGCTGGATCGATCCTAGATATTTCACTGGAGGCAAAACTTCGGGTGAACGTCCTAGCCAATTAATAATCTTAAAGAGCATGAGTTGTGTTCCTTTCTATGTTTCTAATTAAAGGTGCGACCACCAAGAAGCCTTGTCCAAGATTCCTCGGCATCTTCTAGCTCGTTGTAATTCTCAGGTTTTATCCCTCGTGATCGAGCATTTGCTCTACCGTCTTGCAAAGCAATTGACATTATACTGGACTGCTTTTTTCTTTTCTTGTCCTCCCGCTGCTTTTTCATATGAGCCGACACGATTTGCTGCTCTCGATAAAGCTGCTCAAAACATTCTTGATGATACTCGCGGCCCACGCTTTCCTTCAAGCAACGAGGGCAGTTAAATTTTCTCTTCATACCTCGACCTGATTAAGCGGGGATTCCTTTAAATATTTCTCGCTAATAATATGAAGCGGCGGACTGATTCCTCGAATGTGCGTAGCCTCATCTGTCATAGTATGCGCCATCCAAAACCCCTGACCCATATGTTGGATAAGACGCCAGTGGCGACCGTTGTCGCTGTAAACTAAATCTCCTACTTCCACAATTATTCTCCTTTCGTTTGATTAATGTAAGTACCGGCTATTGCTTGTCCGATTTCTTGCGCGATCTGCGGGACGATGCTGTTTCCCAACGCACGGAGTTGAGATACTCGGTTGGGTAGCCCATCAACCAGGCGACCCACTGCGGGTTCAAACTCCCACCACTCTTCTGGTCGGTTAGCTGGCCACTCCTCGCCATGTAATTCAGACTTCCCGTTCCCGCTCTGTCGCCGCTCCGTTCCCCGCCGCCGGTCGATGTGACCGGGGTCGGCCACATCCTGACCCACCGATCCAAGCTCACGGACTTGTTCGTCTCGTAGTTGAGCTTGCCCGTGCTGGGCGTCAGGTTCGTGTTCTGTCGCTCGATGTGATCCATGGTCGTCGGGGTCGGTATCATGTGGTGCGGCTTCGCTCCCCCCAAACCCAAACCCCAACTGCCGCTGTCCCGCGTTGCCATCGAAGGTGCCATCTGGTTCGCTTTGGCTGTCGGAGTGTGCAACAACCCAGACGCGCTGTCTGAGGTGCGGGGCGCCTGTCGCGCAAGCTGGAATATTAAACGTCCTTGTGGCGTAGCCTTCGCCTTCCAAGTCAGTGAGTACTTCGTCCAAGCCCAGTTTGATGAGCCCAACAACGTTTTCTCCAACAACCCAAGTGGGCCGGAGTTCCCGGATAACTCTAAGCATTTCTGGCCAGAGATGGCGGGGGTCGTCTTGGGCAAGCTGTCTTCCGGCTTGGGAAAATGGCTGGCAAGGGAACCCTCCGCAAACAAGGTCGGGTCGGGCGTCGGGGAAATCGGATCGTCGGGCATTTCTTATGTCATCCAATATGGGTACGTCGGGCCAGTGATGATTCAACACCGCTTGGCAAAATGGATCCTGCTCCACGAAACAGGTTGTGCGGAAATGCCCAGTCGCCTCGAGGCCCCGAGCAAATCCACCTATTCCGGCAAACAGATCAACCGTTGTTAAAGTCACCAGATACCCATGGCCATGCCCACGGCCGAAATAACGCTTCCCAACACAATCATCCAAAAATATTGGGGTCCCATCCTACTTTCCCAGTTCTTCTTTTGCTTCACGCGTTTCCATAGATTTTTCATCGATCTCACCTTGGCTGTTGCAACTCGGGCAGTCGTCGTACACCGACCCCGTTCCGCTGTCAGACACGTCAATAGGAATGTAGCCATCACCGTGGCACTCGTTACAAATCATATGTCTAAATCCTTAATCATCTTTGAACTAAGATTTGTTGCAATATCATGGCTTCCGTCGCTCAACATCACATCATAGCGCGGGTTGTCTTGAAATGTGCGACCAACAATTGTGGCGACCTTTTCGTTACCGTCGATTATTGCAATCACGCGCTGGTTAAGCTCGTACATTGGTTTCTCCCAAAAAGTTAGATACATGCTCCAAACACACCGACCTCGCAAACCCGCGCGGGGTCGCACTGCGAATGTTCTTGGTCCGAAGCGACTTGCCACCCGTCTTGCCAGCCACAGGTGAGAAGTTTCCGTTCTTCGTCGGATCAGCGCGGTCATAGACAAGTGTCAAATGATCGACACGACGCTTCGTGGGCATACGAAAACCGCCGCCGGTCCAAAGACAAGTCTTCTTCCGGTAACCGTCACGCGGGGGAATCACATCAGGCCAACGCGGATGCACGTCGTCCTCCGGCAAGTAACCTCCAAAATCACACGGGTCGAACTTGTGATCCGGCTTGCGCCATAACCGTGACAACGCACCAATCGGATTTTCCACGTAATATGGGCAACCCAAAGCATCACCAACCAAAGCACACTGACGAGCATGACCCGCAGCCTCAATCTGAAAATCAGGATCAGCCTCGGCCTTGCCCTTCCACCAACGTGCGCCAGAAGACGCAAGGTCAGTGCATGGCGGGAACGCAGACATGAAACATGCATTGGTGCCGTGTCGGGCAATGATCTCTAACAAGGTCTGGATATCGTGCAGGTCAGCATGAACGTAAGTGGTCGATCCGTCCGTCCGAATACCCTCGTGCTGGATGTCGTAAGCGAAGCACTGATAACCAGCCTCGGCCCACGGACGCAAAGCCTCGCCCGTGTAGTCGTATAATGAAATGACGTGGTTTCTCATATCACCACCTCGTCAATTAGATTGTAGTATCCGGCGATGATTTCGCTCTGAAGTTCGTCCTCGCTGATTTCCGCAGAGGAATCCCAACCGTCTACAAGGCATATCAGGGTGTAGTAATACGAGGTGACAGCGCGATCATCCATCTGGCGAGTTTCAGTGCGAGACAGAACCCGCTCCTTAATGCGTATGTGAGCATAGCCAAGATTCGTGTGGTCCATAATGTGGGTCATCTCATCTGAGTTCTGACCCAAATCATCAGCGTTATATATATCGCGGCGCTGGTAGGTTGATCCAATGAACATTGTCTTTCTTCCTTTCTAGGTTTGTGACTCGGTACTGAGTTAAAGTAGCATGTTTCATGGACCACGGTCAAATGTTCGCCGTTACGTATATACAGGCAAATTCAAAAAACAGTTTTGAAAATAGAATTATGGGTGCAAAAAAGTGTAAAAGTGTAACGGGAGCTGAAAACAGGTGGTAACACGTTGAAATATATCAGTACTACTCGTTACACTCTCGTTACACCCCGTTACACTTCAAGGCTTCCCGTTACACTTTTCTAGCCGAACGGAGGTTTGACGATTGTTGGAAACAGGGTTAGTTTTGAGAATGCTCGTATATAGGAATAGCTAGATGAAACGTAGAATTGAAACAAAAGCCGAAGAAATTGAAGAGGCTCACGGTCGTAAACTGACCAACCGACAGAAGGAATTTGCTAGGCACTTCGTAGACGCAACACACTCAAACGCGGAGTGCGCCAGGTTGGCCGGGTACTCGGACAAGAATGGTATCGCCAAAGTGCAGGCACACAAACTGCTCAATCCAAAGTACTTCCCGCACGTCGCTGAGTACGTAGTTGAAATGCGCGAGGAGCGAGAGCGGAAGTATGGCGTCACGCTTATGGGGCAGCTGAAACGTTTACGCGACCTATCGATGGGGGCCGAAGATGCTGGCCAATTCTCTGCGGCAATAAACGCGGAGAAGACCCGGTCGGCACTGGGAGGCCTTACAACAGATCGTCGAGAGACAAGCCATTTCCATGCAATTGAAAGTATGAACCGGGAAGAGATCGAGAACCGACTTTCAGAGCTTCGGAGCTCACACCCAACGGCTTTTATAGACGCTCAATATGAGGTGATGGATGACGCAGAAACCGGAGACACTAATGTGGAACCGACTACGGGGGCGGATGCCAAAGAGTTGGAACACCACGAGGATTGAAAACCGCTATGGCGGCGGGATTCCAGACGTTCATGTGTGCGCGGAGTCTCTACCCTTCTGGATTGAACTGAAAGTTACAAAAACAAACCGCGTAAATGTGTCCGCCCACCAAGTTGCGTGGAATTTCGCCTATTCTCAATCGGGGGGCGTAAGTTTCTTCCTTGTTGAGGCCCTCTCGTCCTCGAACCTATATTTGTTTGACGGGGTCCATGGTCGGGGGTTAGCGGAACACGGTTTGAAGTCGGGTCGGTCGGGTTCGGGGTCGGTCGGGTCGGGGACCATGGTTCCCTGCCTTTGGTCGGGGTCGGTCGGGTCGGGTCTCCTGGACAACATGCTCGATATCGTTCGGGGTCGGGTCGGGGTCGGGTCGGAGGCGAACACCCCCTTGGTTCCTCCGGTCGGGTCGGAGGCGAACACCCCCTTGGTTCCTCCGGTCGCGTGGCCTGGTCACTGGTCTGGGATCTAAGGCACGGGCTCGAGGTGAAAGTAAACCCCGGCCGGATTGCTCCGACCGGGGTTCTGCTACCGGGTGCACCCGGCAGCGTGCGGCGCCATTAATGTGTCAACAACCGGCGCCGTAACTGTTTTCGCGGATAACAAAGCCGCTTGTGTCGTTCTTGGCTTTGGAACCTTTCGGATCCAGCCCTACGATAACGGGTTGCGGGTCCAAGTGGCGTAGGTCGTGTTCCGTTCCGTCAATCACGCGATGACCCATAAACGTTGACGGTTGGCCGTCGCCAAATACAACCGCGACATTAAAACCCGCCGCGAGTACTCGTTCGGCTTCCGCCTTGTTGGTTTCGGATAGGCTAAAAGTTAGGTGATAGTTGGCCGGACGGTTGGCGTCTAACACGCGGCGCATGTTTTTGGTGTAGTCCACAAACTGGATCTCTGGAAAGCGAAACGGTAACGGCTGGCCGTTGTCGGTTGGCACACGTTCAAACGCAATATCCGTGGAACCGTTCGGCCGCACTGCTAGCTTCTTACTTTCGCGCTTTGCTTTTCTGGCCATTGCGCGAACGTGATCCGTCATCTCGGCCATGAACGCTTGCCGGTCATTCATAAAGAATTGCGCTTTTGCGATCCGGCTTTCACGCGTGCGGTTGGTTCCGTTTTCTAAATCGGAAACAATGGCCGCTTGGCCGCTATACATGCCAAGGCACAGGTCGCGACAACCGGCGCTCGAATCAGGGCATAGGTTACCGGCACCGCCGGTACTATGCGGCGCCATATAGTTGATTGCGTTCAAGTAGCCGTACTTGTCGGCTTTAATAGCTTTCGCGCTATCCGTGGAAAAGAATTTCGAAAATTGAGTCATCGTGCTTTCTCCGATGTTAGTTGTTGACGTGCCAAAAGTACCATCAATTCCCAGGATGTGTCAACGGGTCGGGTCGGGTTTATTTTGGGCGCCGGCTAGGTCGGGTCGGGTCGGGTTGGAGAGGGGGGGATAAAAAGCGGCCCTAGCGAGGGCGCGCCAGGGCCGTAGTTAAATGGGTCGCTAACAGGGCTCGAGCCCGGGCGCCCCATGGGAGGAGGGTACGGTAGTCCCGCCGCCCTCCCGCGTCAATCGTTAGCGGCGATCTGCTCTCGCAGTTCTTCTTCTGTCGTGTATTCCATCACGCCATAAGCGCAGCAACAACTATCGCATATCCACTTGTCGCCTATGACCTCGTGCGGTGAATTGCGTACATCAAACACATCTTTGCACAGGTCGCACGTCGTATTGTCGCCATAATTTGGATCGTGATTTTTCATAACTACTCCTAACGTTTGTTGTTGACGTGATCTATTATACATGGGATAACATACTAGTCAACAACCAAAGGAGGACAATATGTCCACACGAGCATGTTATACATTCACCGATTCGCAAGGCGAATTCCACGTCTACAAACATCACGACGGATATCCCTATGCCGGAGGAGTTCATAAAGGCGAGGCCTATGAAGCCGGAGGCCTTGTTTGGATTAACGACGCAAAACAGTTTGCGTGGGATCTCCCCCGTTTTGAAGCCGACGATTTTGCCGCGTCGTTTGTAGCGGCAAACAAACAAGGCGGTTGTCGTTTAATCAACAAAGCGAACCCGTGGGAATTCTCCGGCGATTCCGAATATTGGTACAAGGTAAAGGTCGCTGTTCCTGCTCTTGATGTTTGGGTCGATGTTTACCGCGTTGATTGGTGGGGCGATGAACCCAAAAACGAATTAATTATGGGTGGCGCATTGTCTGAGCTTCTCACATCTGAACGCGACCGAAAGGAGGTGGCGTGATGCCCAACTGGACTAGCAATCGGGAGTGACAGGCGAAAGCTTGTCGGGGATTGGGCGGCCTTTGGGTCGCCCTTTTCTTTTGCCTAGTCGTCGGGTCGGGTCGGGTCGGGTCGGGTCGGGTCGAGCCGCCCGGCCGGAGGAGGGGGAGGGGGGGCTAACGTCTATCCGCTATCCCCTTATGTTCTTTCGGGCAGCGTACTTCTCGGCCCTTAGTAGATTGTTGATGTAAAGCCGCTTGTGGCCGTTTGCGTGCGTGTGT